ATGCCTTATTGACTTGATTCTCTACAACTTTACCAACGAACTGCTCTGGGTTGTTGAGTATTGCTTCTGCTTTTTTATAAGTCACATAAGCACCATAACAAAGTGCTCCACTAATGAGAAGACTTGTCGTTGATAGAATGATTGCTAGGTTCTTCATTTTTCATTTCCTCGTGTGCTAGTTTTAATATGTAGTAGATTACATATGCTGTAAAGGTAAGACCACAACTTAATATAATTACTACTCCCCAAGGAAATATATTCATTCTCGTCCCTCTTCTTTATGAATCCAAACTTTCAAATCTTTTACATATTTTCTTAATATTTCTGCTTGCGATAAATGCCACTCATCTCCAGTCTTGATATAGTTCTTAATGTGCTCATCAACAGCATCAAGACACTTTTTAATTACTGGATTCCAGGGTTCTCTAATTGGAGTATTCCATTCTCTTTTGGACATAAGTATTCAATAGTATAAAGTTGTCCTTTGTGTATAAAATCAATCTTACATAAATTCGGACCAATCATAACATTACCAGCAATTAAAATTTCTAATAACATTATTTCTTTTTGCCTCCATTTTTTGCTTTCTTGGCAGTTGCATTACCTTGATTTTGTTTAGGTTGCTTTCCACCACCAGATCCTTTCTTACCTTTATTTGCGGACTTGGACATTTTCTTGCATTTTTGGAGACTTAGTATTTATTGAATTTGCGGGATCTATTGTAACAATTTTTGGTGGTTGTATTATAATATCCGCACAAATCTTTGCATATGGACTTGTGGGGTGAAAGTCAATTCCACCTTTTTTTGCTTCTCCGCATTTCAATAGTCTTACTAATTCAAAGTCAAGTCTTGCTTTTGCTGCTTCTGCGTCTTGTCTTGCAATCTCTGTACGAACTCTTTGCTTGCATAGTTCTTGTAATGAACCATCTATGGGAATTGAGATTCCAGCAGATATTCCCGTATTCAGAGAGTTTTGTTGATATGAAGTTGGATCTGTACTGCCAGATAAACTACTATATCCAAAGGTTTGTAAGTTTAGTGTTGGACCTTGGCATGATACTCCCCCACCATAAGTATTCACAGCAAAAGGACCTTGTAGCACCTGAACGGCCTGGTTTGTGACATTACCAGTTGCAGATGCTGAAGGTCCTGCTATATTTGTATTTGAAGGTGCCTGTTGTGCATAGGCAGAGGAACACAATAATAAAGTTATTGTGTAAATACTGAGATGCTGTTTGTAACCGATTCTTCTACGGTTTTGCGATCTATCCATGTTTCTTTAGAAATTCCAGGAGTCAATTGAGTCTCACTAAACTGGAACGGAGCACCTTGATTAATGATTGTATAGTTCGCACCTGGACCTGGACGATCTGGGATATTGATATTAGTACCAGTGACTGTATAAGATGTCCCAGTAGAATATTCTATTTGTTTAATAACTTCAATCACTTCAGTGCGAGTTTTAGTCTCAGAAGTAATTGTTCCACTTGTAAAGTTAGGAGTGACTGAACCAGCATACGAAGGAGCAATAACTCCCAAGACTGCAACCAGTCCGAGAGTTATATGTTTCATTTGAATACACTTAATTCAATACTACGTTGTGCTGTAGCAGTTGTACCAGAACCACCAGCAGTAATAGTAGGAACACCTGTACCTGATAATGTACCAGCGAGAGTACCTTTTTCTCCACCGATCTGAGTAACACTATCACCATAAAGATTTGGTGAAGCAATCTGTCCTGAGGTAACTGTCTGAGAAGTTACATCAACATCAGCAGCATTGAAACTTTCTGAGAAAGTAAATGCTTGACCTGCTGTATTAATTGAGTATGTTCCTGCACCAGCAACACCTCCAAATGCAGATGATTGAATGTTGGTTCCTGAAACAGAATATGATGCTCCAATTCTCGTGGATTGAACCGCAGCACCCTGTACACCCAATTGAACAGAATCAGTGATTTTGGATGTAATTTCAGCAGCACTTACAGGAGTAACAAAGAATAACGAAAAGGCTAAAAAGAGTCTTTTCATTTTTTTGTGACGAACACTACTTTTATTTAGTTCTTAGAGGCTTGACAGGAAGGATGGTGCGTAGTATGATAAATAGGTAAACAAATGTTACGAAATCAAAACAATTCTTAACATTGTTAAACACCCGATTAACCGAGACCTATGGGTGTATAAATTACGTCTCTCATATCCCTGCTGAGGGTGCAGGGAGCATAGTATCACCACCATTTCCCTGATGGTCTTACTAACTGGTTAATAAAAATGACTGCTACAATTTCAATTCAAAAACAGAATAATCTTTGGGAACAATTTTGCAACTGGGTTACATCAACCGATAATCGTCTTTATGTCGGGTGGTCGGGAACCATTATGATTCCGTGTCTTCTTGCTGCTACTGCTTGTTTTATTCTTGCCTTTATTGCAGCCCCACCAACAGATATTGACGGTATTAGGGAGGCAGTTTCTGGTTCCCTAATGTGGGGAAACAACATCATCTCTGGTTCTGTTATTCCTTCTTCTAATGCTATTGGTCTGCATTTTTATCCAATTTGGGAAGCACAATCCCTTGAAGAATGGGCATACAATGGAGGTGAGTATCAACTTATTACTTTCCACTTCCTTATTGGTATTTGGATGTATGCTATGAGAGAATGGGAACTTTCCTATCGTCTTGGAATGCGTCCATGGATTTTTGTTGCTTATAGTGCTCCTTGTGCTGCCGCAACTGCTGTATTTCTTCTTTATCCTATTGGGCAAGGAAGTTTTAGTGATGGAATGCCTTTGGGTATTTCTGGAACTTTTAATTTTATGTTAGTCTTTCAGGCTGAACATAATATCCTGATGCACCCTTTCCATATGCTTGGAGTTGCAGGTGTATTTGGTGGTGCTTTGATTTCTGCTACTCATGGTTCTCTTGTTACGAGTTCTTTGATTAGAGAGACTACTGAAAATGAAAGCCAAAACTATGGATATAAATTTGGTCAAGAAGAAGAAACTTATAATTTAGTTTCGGCACATGGGTATCTGGGTCGTCTTCTATTTCAGTATGCTTCCTTTAATAATAGTCGTTCTTTGCATTTTGTGATGGCCTCACTTCCTGTTATTGGTATTTGGTTTGCTTCACTTGGTATTGCTACTATGAGTTATAATCTCAACGGGTTTAACTTTCAACATAGTGTTCAAGATAACCAAGGACGAGTTATTCCTACCTGGGCAGATATTCTTGGAAGAGCAAATTTGGGATTGGAAACTATTCACGAACGAAATAGCCATCAGTTCCCATTAGATTTGGCATCAATTGAAGCAACACCAGTTGCCTTGACTGCACCAACCATCGGGTGATATAATATTAAGGAACTCTTTGGAGTTCCTTTTTTTATAAATAATTATGCACGAAAGAAAACACGAATGACTAAACTATACTCCGAACTTTATAGAACTTGTATGACCTGCGGTAAAGAAAAACTTGCTACGGATTTTTATGTAAGAAATAAAGTTTCTATGGTTCGTCATTCATCTTGTAAAGAGTGTGATAAAATAAGAGTTAAAAAGAGACACCAAGATAATCCTGAACGCACAAGAAATAATGACCTAAAAAGGAATTATGGTATAACCCTTCAAGAACATCAGCAAATGTTTGATGACCAGAAAGGAGTTTGTGCTATTTGTAAAGGTGAAGGTGATGGTAAATGGAAAAAACTTTGTGTAGACCACGACCATAAAACTGGAAAAGTTCGTCAACTACTCTGTAGAAATTGTAATATGGTATTGGGTCAGGTAGGAGACAATACAAATCTCTTGGAAGAAATGATTAAATATCTAAACAAACATAATCCCCCATTGCCATAAGACATCATAATCCACTATAATACCCAAAAAAACTCAAAGAATTATGACTGAACAAATTTATAAAAGACCAACCTATGAGGAATGGTCGATAGACAATCCCATTAATCCCGACGAGGATAAGGGTAATTATGAGACCATAGAAGATAAACATTATGCTGAATATCTTTCTGATTGCTATCATCAACGACATCGTAAAAATCTTTCATTAACTCTTTTAAATATTGATAGATTTAAAAGATTTGCAGAAAACAAAAAGTTTGAGTGGGAAGATGAAGAACCCATCGTATTAAATTGACTGGTAGATACTCACAAGGAAGCAAAATATTATGAACCAACTCACACAAGAACAAATCAAAACACTGGAAGATGCCTTTGCATCTTATCCAGAAGATTTTACATCAATTTCTAAATATGCATCTATGGAAGGTATTCAAGAGCAATTGGAGAATCCAGACTTTGATGCAGATGGAAATCAAATTGTTTTTTATATTAGTAATGTAAAAAAAGTAAAAGTAGATTGTCCACATAGTTTTACTATGAATAAAATGGTGATTGGAGAAAATGAATATAGACAAAACCCAACAACTGAATGTGTAGAAAAAGAACCTACAGAAGATCAGATTAGAAATCGTATGGAATTAACTCAAGAAAGTTATTATACTGCAAGAGAAATTCTTCGTGAAGGTGCATACGGCAACACACACAGTAAATCACCAGCACAATCTTGGGGTGATTATTGGAAATCTTATTGATTATATGACAGGAAGCAAAACATTATGATCCAACTCACAAATGTCTCATAATAATCAGCACGAACCTATGGAACCCTGGGTCTTCTGGGTTGGTATGGGTATGATGATGTTTACAGTTATCATATTCGTTGTATTTACTTTGACTCTCATTTATTGGGGATAATAAGATGCTACTTACCCTCCTCCTTTTTCAACTCTTTGGACTCTTCCTTTTCATAATGTCTCTCACACAAGATATATAAGATACCCAACAAATTTTTATGACTTACGATACAGTTTTCGTGTCTGATGTCCACCTAGGGACTCCACGATGTAATACAGAAAAGTTTCTGAAGTTTCTTAAAGAAATAAAGACCAAAAAATTAGTTTTGGTTGGTGACATCATTGATATTCATTGTTTAGAAAAATATAATACTCGTTGGAAAAAAGAACACACCGAATGTGTTCATCAGATTTTAAACCTAGTTAAGAAAGGGACAGAAGTTGTTTACATTCTTGGAAATCATGAGGCACAGATTCGTCGTTATGTGAACTTTGAACACAATAACTTTAGAATGTTAGATGAATATACTCACAAGGATTCAAATGGAAATAAATTTCTTTGTGTCCATGGAGATAAGTATTCGGAGTATTCTTCTGGATCTTGGAAGCAGTTGGTATTTAATAAAGGATATGAGATTATTACTCCATTGAGTTTTTGGTTGGAACGATTCTTTCGGTTTTCTTTGGTTTATGCTTTGAAGAATACAGTTCGTGGAAAGAATTATATTAATCAATATGAGACTGATATTGCTTCTTATTGTGCTCAAAGAGATAAGAAGTATGATGGTGTGATTTGTGGTCATATTCATCATGGAAACATTCGTAATTTTGGCAAAATCACTTATATGTGTTGTGGTGATTGGTGCGATACCTGCTCTGCAATTGTGGAAAAGAATGGAATTTATTCTTTAGAAAAGTATTAATGATAAGTTCAGAGACACCTTATAAACTTGCAGAAATAATCAGAGATACTTGGCCAGGTCTTTACGGAAAACCCGAAGTGCCTTATAATAAAGAAAAGGAAACTAAAAATGAAAAAGTATAATGAAGAATATTTTTCAGTCATTGAAATTAAGACTGGAAGAAAAATAGTAGATTGCGGAGATGAAATGGATGCTTTAGTGATGGTTTCTTTTGATCCACAGAATAGAACAATCACTAGAAATAAATTTTTAATGGGTCCTGTAGTTGATATTGAAATACCGAAAGCACTACCTACAAATGAAATTGTAATTGATACTAGATTATATCAAGAACACCAAGATAATTGGATGGTGGAAAAGATTAATGAATTGCCACAAATCAAACTTCCTGATAGACAAGCAGAACCTGTGAGAATAAGAATCACAGAAAAAGAAAACAATCAGAGAATCAAAAAAAGAAAAGGATGTACACACCTGATGGATACATTCCGGATCCTCCAGATTCTAAGTGCCCCTATTGTGGGGAAAAACAAAAACCTTGTTCTCATGTGAATAGTCTAAGTCGTGCTTGGGCAAGGGGTGCTTGTGCCCATAAATACAAGAAAAAAGACGATAATTAAATGGGAAGATACGTCAAAACTAGAATTGTTACTGATGGATTGATTTATCTGAATGATGCTGCAAATAGTAAATCATATTCTGGTGTCGGAACAGCAATTAAGAATTTAGTTGGATATGGTGCAACTAACACATCATTTAACCAGACTTTTGTATCTTCGGGGACTACAAGTTATTTTGAATCAACAGGTTCAACATCTTATATAAGCAATACAAACGTAAGTGTAAGTGCCTCTACTGGAAGAGGATTTACGATTTGTATGATGATTAAACCACAAACTTTAACAAATAGTGAATGGAATTATTGGTTTCAACAACAATCTGGAACTAAATCAATTGAATTTGGAAAATATGGAACTTCTAATGGGTGGGAAATAAAAGATAATTTAAAAATAGAAGGACAAAAAGTATTTACTTCGGTTGGTACTACAACTTGGACTGTTCCTGTCGGAGTTACATCCATTACTGCTGTTTGTGTTGGTGGTGGTGGTGGTGCTGGTGGTTTTGGTCCTTCTTATCCTGGTTCTGGTGGTGGAGGTGGTGGACTTTCATTTGGATCCACTATATTAGTAACTCCTGGAGATGTTTTATACATAAGAGTTGGTTCTGGTGGAACTGGAGGTATTTCTACTACCTCTGGTGCGGGTGGAGAGACAAGTGGAACTGCAGGAGAATCAAGTTATATAAAAACTGGATCTCACTCTGGAACTTCATTACTTGAAGGTGGAGGTGGAGGTGGAGGTGGTATTGGTTATCTCTCAAGTGGAGGATCTGGAGGAATATCTACAGGTATTTCCAGAACTAATGGTGGAGCAGGGGGAAAGGGTGGGTCTCAAGATGGGGGATCCTCTCGTGGTAGTGGAGGAGGAGGAGCAGGAGGATACACTGGAGTAGGTGGAACTGGAGGTAATGGTGGGTCCCTCCTTCCTTTTGTAAAGGGTGGTTCTGGATCTGGAGGAGGAGCAGGAGGAGGATCAGCTAGCAGCAGCAGTTTCACAGATGAAGTCTTTAATCCTGGTGGTGGGGTTGGTATTTTTTCTCAGGGAGATAGTGGACTTGGAGGAACGGGGTCTTCAAGTGGTGTGTTCTTTTATGGAGGTGGACCAGGTTCTGGTGGTCAATATGGGTCTGCTTCAACAGGCAATGGTGCAAATCAAAGATCTGTAGGAGGACTTTATGGTGGTGGGGGAGGAGCAAAACTTCGTTCAGCTAGTAGTTTATATATTAGAGATGGTGGAAATGGAGGACAAGGTGCAGTAAGAATTGTTTGGGGTACTAGTAGATCTTATCCAACCACTAATACATCAGACCCAATACCAGTAACGCAATCGGTATCATTTAGTGATTGGACTTTTGTTGTTTGTGGTGTTACAACAAATTATTATACCTTTATATCAACTAATGGATCAACCAAGACTTTAGGTTCTTCTAATGATTGGAATAACTCAGAACAAATTAATTTTGATAAAATCTTTGGAACAGGAACAAGTAATTATAGTTGTTTATGGAACAACGTGATGATTTATAATCGTGAATTAACAAATGAAGAAATCCAAATAAACTTCGAAGCATTTAGACGTAAGTTTAATATCTAAATACTCATAAGTTGCAAAAACTTATGACTCCTCTTCATTCGTCCAAAGAGTACTTGTTCAATCTTTACACGACAAGTTCTGGAGAAGCAAAACGAATATGGAGGCAACACATTAAAGAACATTGGAATCATAAATGTGCTTATTGTGATTCTGAAGAAAACCTTACAATTGATCATATTATTCCAAGATCAAAAGGTGGAACAGATTTCACAAACAATGTTGTTTGTTGTTGTCATAGATGCAATCAAGATAAAAAACATACTCACTGGGAAGATTGGTTTTCCGAACAAATTTTTTTTACAGAAGAAAAAAGACGTGCTATACTAAAATGGATGCACAATAAGCAGGAGCAGGTGCTCTATAAATATCCTCAAAGACAAAATAAAGTTTGAAAAGTATTATGAATTTTACAATTTATTCAAAGCAAGGTTGTCCTTATTGCGATAAGATAAAAATGGTTTTAAATCTTTTAAGTGAGTCAAAGGGATATAATATTATTTCTTATGAACTTAATACTGATTTCAATAGAGATCAATTTTATTCAGAGTTTGGAGAAGGTTCTACCTTCCCTCAAGTGATTTTGAATGATAAGCATATCGGTGGATGTACTGATACAATTTCATATTTGCAAGAAAATAATATGCTTTGATCGTGTCTATAAATAATTCTGAAAATTATAGCATTAATCGTGGTTTTGAATTAATGCTTAGAAAAAAAGGAGGAGAGAAAGAAGAAACAAAATTGATACCAAAAACTTTCAATTTTGAAAAAGTATTTTCTCTCTTCAATCGAGAGATATTCTTCAAGATTGAATTAGATATAATGAAAACAAAGTAGTCTCTCGGAGAAGAACAATGGCAGCAATAGATTTAGTATTTGGTTCCTTTTTAATTGTTTTGTTTTTTATTGTGGGACTTTTTATTGGATGGAGTGCCAGAGAATATATGATGAATTATCAAGAAGGACCAAAACAAATTGCTTATCATCCAGAGTTTTACGATAAAAATGGTGAATTAATAGATCAAGAAATTGTTTCAGTAAGATTTGAACCAGATTATTTTGATGATGAACTAGTTGATGATGATGAATGATAAATAAATTTTAATTAATCTAATTCTGTATTAATTTTTTATGACAATGACAATAAAAGAAAAAACAACGACCAGAAAACCTACTTCAAGGGCAAAAAAGGTTTTGGAAGAAGTGGTGGAATTGCCAGCAAATCCATTTGCCTTTGAAGTTTTAAATCTTGCAAGTTCACAAAAGACAAATGCAAAAAAAGTCGAGATTCTCAAAAAATATGAACACGATTCATTGAAAGCAATTTTTATTTGGAATTTTGATGAATCAGTAATTTCACTTTTACCAGAAGGAGATGTTCCTTTTTTTGGTGATAATACGATGAAGACGACAACAATGTCTGAGAGAATTGAGGATGCAATTAAGCAGATGAGTGATTCTTCAATCGGAGCAATTGATCAAAAATATTCTACTCTCAGAAAAGAGTATACTTTGCTTTATAACTTTGTAAAAGGTGGAAATGATTCTTTGAATGGAATCAGAAGAGAGAATATTTTTGTCAATTTGTTAGAAGGACTTCATCCATTAGAAGCAGAAATTATTTGTCTTTGTAAGGATAAAAAACTACAAACAAAATACAAAATAACTAAAGAAATTGTATCTGAAGCATACCCAGATATTACCTGGGGAAACAGAAGTTGATTATGGTTTTAATACATAAAAATTGTGATCCTTCTGTAGCAAATAACAAATCTTTGCCAAGAAATTCTTATTTGGTTACATATCAAGAAGATAAAGAAACAAAGTATGACATTGTTCAAGCAGGTTCCTTTGTGGAAGTATTTGATAATTATTATGATCAATATGGAAAAGGAAGCATTATGAATATCAAGTGGTCAGAGGGAACCATAAATCCAAAGTCATATAACTATAAAGTTAAAGAAAAAAAATCAAAAAAATAAGTAAAACTTATAGGCATAAATTTTTGTTGCGTAAATGTCTTTATTTTGTGACAAAGTGAATAGATAGTGATAGAATTAAGAGGTCATATAAATGAACGAAATTCTTTGATATGATACTCTCTGTGCGTGGAGGAATTATGCACAACCTTATTTCTTACAATCAACTTGCATCTTGGAAAAATTTAGAAAAAACAATTGATGGTATTATTGATAAAAATGAATTAATAAAT